GTTGCGTGAATCGAGATGTGCTGTCTAAGGTTCAAAGGCGCATTGCAGTCTGAGCAAACATCGGCTTGTAGCTCGGCTTCATCTAAGTCGTAACCACACGCCGAACACACCACTTCTATTTCGTGATGTGGCTCAATCAGTCCACCTTCTAAGGTTCTAGCTTCTACGGTAGTTCTCATACCATTTCAACTTCTACCCACGCTAGGGTTGCTTCGTCCCATGAATAACGCTTGTCGTCTGTTGGATACGGTACTGGGGACTCCCATAAATAAGAAGTCTGGTTCATTGTCCAGCTTGGAAATGGTTGTGGAGCAGCAAAGCCTGTGCCGTCCCATGTGTAACCAATACCAGCATAGTTTTTATGCAGTGGCTCACGCCCACTGGGGGTGCCGTCTTGGTTGTAATGAAGTCCCCCACGGGTGTTGTAAGAGGTCTGAACCCAAGCTGCTGGATCGCCCAAAGCGCCAGTAGAGATAAACGCTTCTTCAGCTACTACGACTTGTACAACTACGCCATTTTCTATTTTTGCAAAGTGTGCCATTAAATAGATACTCCTAAGTTAATTGCTTTAAGTTCTTCAACTGTGGTTACTGCTGTAATAGATGCCTCTGTTGCCGTAGCCCATGCAACGATTGCCGCACGATCAGTAGCTACATCAGCAGGGATGGCTATATTACGCTCGGCTTTACGGATTACATACCAATCGGTCTGAGCTAGGGTCATGTTGGTGTTGTGTTTGACCTGTGCAATATGGTTTGACTTTAACCCTTTGGTAATGAGTCGCTCGGTAGAGTCTACCATTGCTGGTTTACCGTCAACCTCACCTAAAACCTTTACATACATTGGGTTGCCGTTCTCATCGGATTCTTCACGGTCTTCAAGTTCTTTTGGTACGCCAGTAAATGAACCGTCTGGATTTGCCGTTACCCAGTAGTAGCGGTCATCTGGTCTGATTTCGTCTTGTCTAGTAAACATAATATTTCCTATCTTGCGTTAGCGTATTTAAAGGGTGATTCGGCAAATGCCATGTATATGTAAGTTGCACCAGAACCATTTATTGATGTTGAAGTTTCTCTAATTTTAAAACCATTAGAATTTATATCCAACCAAGGCGATGTACTTTCTGAGTTTGATGAACTAGCTATCAAACGATTGTTTGCAACATTATATGCATTTCTAGATGTATCAAACATTCCCCAAACAGCATTACCACCTTGGTCGCTACTAGAGCATTTAACCATCACAAATCTTGGTCTAAATCCTGTAAACACAAACGGACCATCCGCAGAACCATTGCCTGTGTATGAGCCAAATGCAGAGTATCCAGCGACTTGTGTAAAGCAGTAGGCAACCATCGACTGACCAGAGGCGTTTACAGAGGAACTGCTGGACACAGTAACCGTGGTTGAGCTTGTGCTACGGATTACGTTGTCGGCTTGCTCTGCAGAAGTGTCATTCAAGTACAAGTTATATGTGGCTGTTAGTGAGCTATGAAACACATACCAAAATGTAGATGCCGCCCTGTTCTTGATGATGACCATGTTAGGCGCAACACCGAGGCTATGACCAAAAGTAGCGTTGTTAGTAGCGTTGCCTGTATAAGTAACAACACTAAATCCAGCAGTTGTATTAGCACTTACTGTAGATGTAATAGTGCCTGCTGTGTTGGTTGAACCTGAAGTGCCATCGTTAGCCCAAACCCATCCTACATAAGTAGAGCCACTGACATTGACAGAATTATCAGACCCAACAGTAAATGTGTTACTGCTAAATGCTTGAATAACATTGGTACCGCTAGATTCAGCGTCAGTTGCATTTGATTTTAAATGCTTGTTTCCACCAGTAACCGTATTTGCAAGTCTGTGGTCATCAGCACCGCTTCTTATTTTTACCCATGCAAAACCAACATTAGTCATGTTAGACATTGTGATTACTCTGCCAGCAGTGTTGTTACCTGTATAGGTGGTTACATCCATATACTTATTCGCTGTTGTAGATGCAGTAGCACCAATCGTAGGAGTAGGTAAGTTAAATGTGTTTAGTCTTACAAAGCCTGATGGTGGGGTGTAGGAAAATGGTCTTTGACCGAAGTTAGCAATCTCTGTGCCGTTAGAACCGCCACCACCGACTGTGCGAGTAACTGCTGGGAAGTAAGGACCTGATGTAAGACCTGATGCCGCCTGTCCTTGGCTTACATTGTTTTTATAAAATGTTAAAGTTCCAGCGTCTGCATCAAAAGCTATACCAATAATATCTCCTGTTGCAAATGTCGCACCATAAGATGAGCTTGTACCACTTAAATATTTAAGTCCATCTGATTCGTAAAAGTAACTACCTGTTTGACCACCAAGCCAAGACTGCGTAGATAAACCACCGATTGCAATTCCAAACCCTGGAATGCTATTAGCGTTTACAGTTCCAGCAGTAAATTCCCAATACCATTTACCTGAAGTAACTCCAATCGTGCCAAACTGAGAGCGGTCACTTCCCCCGCCTGTACCGCCTGTTCTAGCCCAATTAAGATTACCATCGTTTAATGTATAACCACCAGCTTGTAAAGCCGCATTTAATGTACAGTAATTAGCCGCAGTAGCACTTGTCAATGTTGGCACATCGGTCATGCTGTCATAAGTAGAGCCAGCAGTTAGGCTAATGTTATTGGTTGTCCAGTTGTTGCCGTTGGGTGAGAAGTCATATCCCAACGTGGTTGTGCTGGTGGTATTTGTGAACGGCAAATAGAATCCATTAGTACCGTAGCTACCACCGTAGCGGATAGGTTGCCAGACACCAAGGTCGCTGGTTGTACCGAATGAGAATGGGGTTAGGGCTTGACCATCAATAAAGTTGATGTCAGTCATGTAGCCATCGGTATAACTTGAAGCACCTATGTATCTACCAATATTTAATGTGTTAGCAGTATTAAATCCCCAATTTGAATTTATACCAATACCACCATTAGCTAGAGTTACTGTTTGTAAAACACCATTTACATATATTTTTGCTCTGTCTGCTGTTGTTGCTTGTGTAGTGTCAATAGCAATAACAAAATGATACCAAGCACTTGGGTCACGAAATAAAGCAGTTGTAATGTTTCCTTCACCTGATGTATCTGTAAGTAACACCGAAAACGCATCAGAACTACCATTAAAACCAATTAAAGAAACAGCACTACTAGCACCACCTGTAAAAAGCCATTGCCCTGTGGTTAAAGTACCTCTTTTAAACCAAAAAGAATAAGTAGCTTTTTGTGCGTTTGTTGCAGTTGAGCCTGTACGGTTTAAGTATGCTGTTGCACTAGCACGGAAACGCAATGAGTTGGTTGTCAATACGATTGGGGTTAAGAATCCGCTTGATGTGAATGTGTGGATTACATTACCGCCAGCTACGGTAACTGTACCGCCAGCCATTTGCTGAGTAGATCCTGGGTAGGAGATGATTACTACACCGCTACCGCCATTGCCACCAGGATTATTAGGTGGGTTATTAGCATCTTGTGAACCGCCACCACCTCCACCAGTGTTAGCAGTACCTGATGTACCAGCGCTATTTGCGCCTCCGTTACCACCACCGCCATTACCGCCACTACCAGCAGAACCACCACCTCCAGGAAAGCCTGCTCCACCGCCACCACCAGCGTAGAAGGTAGAAGTGCCAGAAATAGCAACAGCAACACCAACGCCACCGTTACCGCCAACGGATGCAGTCGCATTACCGCCTACTGCACCAGCACCACCACCACCGCCAGAGTTTGTGCTTCCGTCACCGTTACCGCCAGCAAAACCTTGATTTGCTGTACCTGCTGCACCTGGACCACCAGCAGCATATGGTGCGCCACCGCCCGAACCGCCAGTACTAGCAGAATAGAATGAGCCTGTATAACCACCGCCCTTACCGCCTCCAATAGAGGAAATTGACAAGAAAGATGAATTAGAACCAGCTACTGATTGAGTTGATGTTATTTGACCAGAACCACCAGCCCCAACAGTAACTGTGTAGATAGAGTTTGTATCAATAGTTAATGTGGACTCTAAACTCCCACCACCACCAGTATTTGTAACAGAGGAGCGCAGACCTCCTGCGCCACCGCCACCACCGTTGTATGCTCCACCGCCACCACCACCCGCAACAACCAAGAAGTTTGCTGTCAACGAGGACAATGGGGAAAGAGTTCCAGAAGTCTGGAATGTGTGAATAGTAGAACCGCCGCTAGTTGTGACGACACCGCCACCGAATTGTTGTGCGCCTACATAGGAGATGATGACGATGCCTGAGCCACCTGAGCCACCGTTTCCGTTTCCTGAACCACCGCCACCACCACCAAGATTAGTAGTTCCATTTCCACCTGTAGATGGATTATTAGTACCATTACCACCACCACCAGCTCCGCCAGTTCCAGCCGTGTAACTATTGTTTACACCACCACCGCCTCCGCCAGCATAGGTTACAGAAGAACCACTAATACTAGATGCTGAACCAGCACCACCATTACCGCCAACTTGAAAAGCGGCGTTTGCGCCAACGGCAGAAGCTCCGCCACCACCGCCGCCTGCTGTGTAAGTTGCACTATCAGTTAATCCAGCGCCGCCAGCGTTACCTTGTCCTGCTGTTCCAGCACCGCCTGTGGCCGGGTTTGGAGTGCCACCACCACCTGAACCGCCATCTGCACCTGTACTAACTCCAGTACCTTGCGAGCCGCCACCACCACCGCCAATTGATGTAAGGCTATTGAATACGGAGTTTGAACCATTAGACCCTCTTACAGAGGATGATGTAGAACCAACACCACCACCACCAACTGTAACAGTATAAGAAAGTGTTGGGTTAAGTGCTGTTGTGCCTGTAAGAAAACCACCAGCACCGCCAGCCCCCGAAGCATTACCTTGACCACCGCCACCGCCTCCACCAGCGACTGCAAGGTAACTTACAGAAACTAAGGAACCACTTGTCCAACCAAAGGCTGCTAGGGCTGCTGCACCAATTTTAGATAAGCGTGGCATCTATTGACCTATGCGAATTTAGTTTGAGCTGCGAGTACTGTAAATGCTGCACTTCCCGTTTTAATTATGACGTAGGTGTAACTGTCTATTGAACTAGCGTTTCCACTTGTTGGGGCTGTTCCGCCTTGCCATTTTGGAGTGACTGAAGAGCCGTCTACTTGAACTGCGGAGTTGTAATAAGCCGTAGCACCGTTAGTGACCAAGAAGGTAACAGACAAAGACTCGCCTGTAGTCATAATAGTATTCAAAGAAGTACCGCTTGAGCCTCTAAAGTTGACTGTAAAGTTACCTGATGCGTTAGTTGTGAAGTATAGGACTGACTGAGTGGTTACATCGTAGTTAATTGTGCCTGTTGCTGCTGTGGCTGAGATAGTCGCAGTCTCAAGCATATTTGAGGTCTTTAAGTCAGCATTTGCTGATGTACCAGCAAAGGTCTGTAGAGCGGTAAATGTTGTGGCTGTTCCAGGTGCTACGTAGTCTGTGCCTGCGGTTGCTGCAGTAAACGCTGAAGTGGCGTTACCTTTTAAGACACCAGTTAGAGTAGATGCTCCTGAACCACCTGAAGCTACTGGCAAGGCTGTGCCAAGCGTTAAAGAAGTTAAGTGGGTAATTGCATCTACTACGTTAGTACCATCGTTGTAGACAAACATTGACTTACCAGCGGCAACGGCTATGCCTGTGCCTGACGTGTTTTTAACTGTAACTGCATCAGCTAAACCGTTGTTTATTAAGTAAAGTTTCTCAATCTGACAGCCAGAACCAAGGATTAACTGTCTTGCCCCGCCTGAAGTGCCTGTTAGGTTTAAACGCAGATTACGAGCAGTTTGAGCAGCATTAGAATTTGTTAGGGTTACGGTAACGTCTGCGCTAGAGAAAGCGACATCTGCCGATCCTGTGATGGCTTCGCTAATTGCTATAGAAAAGTTGTTATTAGTCGTGGTTCCCCAAGTACCAGTCTGGTCGCCAGTACCGATTAGCTCTATTTTTAGATCACTATATGTCGATGCCATAATCTGTCCTTACGCTATTCATGCCCAGTTGGGCGTTTGTACGTCAATAATATCATTCCAAGTACCTGTTTGCGAATCATTTATAGGTATCCAGCTAGGCGTTTGACTGTCGTTTATAGTAATCCAAATAGCCACAACACCTACACTTGTCGTACAGCTAACACCGACTACAAAGACTCCTACTCCCTCACCTATCGTTACGCTACCAACCTGTCCTAAAGCCTGTAAACCTGTAACACTAACGTTACCCGTCCCAATGATAGTTACAGAACCTACTGACCCCGTAGCTACAAAAGATACATTTCCAAAACCCCAAGCAGCATCACCCCAGCCTTGGCTTGACCAACCCCCTAAAGCAATTGATGTATCAGCCACACTGTTTTAAGCAATACGGATGATTGCGTTACTTGCGTCTGCTGTTGGGAAAATAATCGTAAACGTACCTGCTGTTGAAGTCTTAGCGCCGCCAAAGTCTAGAATACATACAGAAGGATCACCAGCTGCTGAGTCGTTATAAATCATTGCGCCAAACGCCGTAATGGTTGCAGTGGTAAACGAGAGGTCAGCAAAGTCGGTAAACGCTGTAGTACCCGAAGATGTAGGAGTTACGTTTGTTAATGTCCCACCACCAGCAGAATAAGTACCAGAAGCAGCTACTTCGTTTGTAGCTGTATACGCAGTGGTCGCAGCTGTAAAGGATGCTGAGTTGTCATATAAAGCCAGTTTAAACGTGTTACCCGTGCTAGTTGTAAAGTTATGAACTGCTCGCATCAGCTCTACTTTGAAGCTGGTACACATAAAGTTACCTGTAAATGCCATGATTTACTCCTCTAAAAGTTTAATTAGTTCAGGATGACCAGCTTCCCGTAGCTTATGAGCTAGTGTTACACGATCAAATTTTACCGCTTCGTTCATATAAAAAACCAACACCCCACGAATATGATTGCGAAAAGCCAATGCTTGATCTCGAACCAAAGGGTGAGACTGATCGCCTACCTGAATAATCTTATCTAGCGCCCGTTCAGCAACTTCCTCTGTGGTAAAGCCACCAAAGTCTTTAGTTGCCACTTGAATCCCGTTGGATTCGCCTAGTCCTTGTACGTTCATCTGACTGGGTACCTCACTTGTCCACTTCTGTAAGCGTCTTGACGGTTCTTGCCATCACCCAATTGTTTAAGTTCTGCCATCGCATCGTCATAACGGGCTTTATAGACCGTCATCGTATCAGCGTCTGACTTCATAAATAAGGCTGCTTCTAGTAAAGACCCATAGAGGAGAGCAGAGTCAAAGTTTGTTCCAAGCCAAGTCGTTCCTGCCGTCACAATCGACTCTGGGTAGTAAAAATAATGAAGTTCTACGGCGTAATTAGCGTCTGGGGTAGGTCCAAGAATAAAACTATTGTCATCAAAAACAGCGTAATACTCTGGTTTTGCATAAAAAGCTGCGTCCGTGTCTGGGTAAGACTCTCGGATAAAGTTAACGTCTTTATTGAGTAAGTAATGATATTCATTTGCCGCATTAATCACCGCAAGGCTAAAGGTTGATAACCAGTCTGAGGGAGTTGCTAAGTACTTATTTCCGCTGGTTGTATTACCTGTAACGTTCTTACGAATAGCAGGTAACTGCACCATGTTATAGATGCGTTGCTCCGCCAACTGCACAAACCGAGCAATCTGTTCAGCAGACGTAAAGGATCCTACAGTCGCTGGGAAGTCATTCTCAGCAAACCCTTTAATGGCAGTGGTTAACTGCGTATAGTTCATCCCATTTTCCCGCTAGTCATACGACCTTTAGTCGCCGCACCAGCACCACGCATTTCCATCTTGCCGTATTGATTTACGGGTTTGCCGTCACCTTTACTAATGCCGTAAACCGAGATGTTCATTTTTTCCATTTCTTGAGCACCAGTCATACCTTTAGAAGTCAGTCCCTTGGCAGAGATTGTTTTACCAGTCATCGTATGGGGAGGAGCATAGACTTTAGCGTCTCCAACTTCTTTACCCATTACTTTTTTAGAAAATTTAGGCATTATCGACCCCTACCTGCGGTTTTCCGCATACCTTGATTAGCAACACGGGCTAGATTACGACCCATCTTCTTCATGTTCATAGTTGTTACACCGCCAGCTTTCATGCCATGCATCCGTTTCTCGTGACCTTTGACGGCTTTCTTAGCAACGGTTTCCATCATCGGCTTGTCCTTCTTCATGTCTTCGTGTTTCATATCTGCTCCTAAGTTATTGTTACTGTTACGCTACCTACCTGACCTTCTGGTGCCAAATTATTTGGTGTTAAACCGTCATCTCTAGCGCCACCAACAGGATTCCAGCCCCATTGAAATATTCTACTACCTCCCGATATACTTCCAATCGAATCTAAACCTGAATTTTTATAACTTACATCTGGTCTAGGATCCCGTAATGCTTGTGGATCGTTGACTGGATACATCCCTAATGACAACTGTGGCTGATCTGGATCCCAACAACTAGGGCAAACCTTAATATCCTTTACTTGTTGCTTTACAATAAGTTTTCGTAGTTCCTTTAACTTATAGCGCTGACCGCATCGGTCACATTCCGCAATTGCGTGTTTTCCAGAAGCAAACTGATTAGCCATAGTTAAGCTCCGTAAAACGTATTTCTAGGCACAAACCTAGATGGTGCCTTTTCCCTATCCTCTGTAGATGCCATTAACCATTGTTCTTCATATTCTGCCTTTAAAAACTGCAACCGTGCCTGTCCATCAGGCAGTTTTTGAGCCATGTAAAAGGCAAGTCCTGAAACCAAACAAGGCAGTAATCTAAAAGGAATGTCCTGCTCAAAAGTGCCGTTTGTACCAGCGTCTTGAACTCTACGCAATCTCCAATAAATAAAGGTATACGGAGCACCACCAGCATCTGGGGTGGGCCAGATATTAATACAGGGTAGGTTCTGTACTGTAATAGCAGCACCTGTTGTGTGAGAGGCGGCAGTAGTACCGTTCTGTCCACGATTGCAATTAGTCAAAACATTTCCAACTACGTTGGTGTAGCTAATTGTCTCACTGTCAATTTTAATAAAACCCGTATTGGTTAAATAACTAGAATCGCTGACTGTAATTGAAGTGGTTGTTGCGTTAATCGTGCCGTTTAAAGTTGCTACTGAGGTATTACTCATTCCTGACTGGCGGTTAATCCAGACTTGAATTGGGCGTCCTGTAGCTAGTTTATTGGGGATTGTGGCAAAAGTTGGCTCTGAAATACGGGTAATGGAAATATCAATTTGGGTAGATGCATCTCCGTTGTTCTGGCGAATCTGATGATCTAAGAGGTCAATTGTATCGACCGCAAGAGGATAAATGCCTTGTCCTGTAACTAAGTTAATCTGACCTTGCTCAACTGTCCATAGATTAATGCCACGGTTTGCCCACTCAATCGTCAAAAGATTCAAAGACCTACGGGCAGTACGCATATCGTAGCCCGTACGCAATTCTGTACCACAACGCTCAAAAGCCTCTTCAATGAGGTTATTTAAGTCTAAATTAAATGTTGTAGTTCCAGAAGTGCTCATATCTTCCTATACGGTTTTACTTTTGCTTTTACTTTTGCTGGCTGGGGCACGAACTGCTTGCCTTGGGCTTTCCCCGCTCGTTTTGCTCGTGTTGTTGCTGCGTACTCTTGGGGCTTAACGCTTGTATTGCTTTCTTGGGCAGGTACCTCTCGCCCGTCTCGGACGACTTCTTCCCCGACTTGGTTGTCCACTTTTGGTCTCCCCAAGCTTTTAAAGACTGCTGTGATTTTGCTAAACCACCCCCAGCCATTTTCTTTTTGCTGGCGCAATGAGCCTTCTCCGAGAACCCCTTTGGGCTGTCGCAGTTGATCGACTTTTTGCGCTTGTCTGACCATTTCACTTATAGCCCCCGCCTGCTGCTTTGTAACGTTTAGCCATTAACTGGGCTTTACGGGCTGACCATTGACCTGCGCCAGTACCTTGCACCGCAGCAGCTTTGATACTGTTAAAGATTCGTTTACGCAAACTAGGTTTGGTGTAATTACCCGCAGCATTGACATTACCGCCTTCTTTAAATTGGGTAAAGTCGGTATCATCCCTACGAGCCTTTTTCTTAGCACTAGGCATCTTAGAAGGGTTAATGGCGCCCATGCCACGGCTGGCTCTCATATCATTTTTCCCTTGGTTTTACCTTTAATAGCACAACCGTCGGCACGTTTAGAAGCGGAAGATACTTTGCCACCTTTTTTAAACTTTAGTGGTAAATAACGCATATTTTCTTCATCTGGCATGGCTTTTCCAGAACCACTAGACTTACGTTCTTGACGTTCAAATTTTTCAGCTTTCTTTTCGTATGGAGATAGTGTTTTTTCATCCATAAGCCTTTGCTTACGCTCTTCATAATTTTTGTAATGGTCTTTTTCCATAGTTACACCATCTTCCCTTTAGTCTTACCTTTAATAGCACAGCCATCGGCTCGTTTAGAGGCGCTAGATACCCTACCACCAGCTTTAAACGGTTTGTCTAATCCCTTCATACCACTAAAATCACCACCGCCACCGCCACCAGTAGGTTTGGGTAGTCTGCCCATATCTTGTAGCCTTTCGGTATAGGTACGTGGGCTTTCGGCTTTTGCTTTTGCTCTTTGCTCTTCTGCAATTTTACTTGCTTCAGCCTTAGCTTTTTCGTTATCTTGTTTCACTTTTTCCGCTTTTTTGTCGTACTCGCTAGGCCCAAACTTTTCCTTGGGAGGAGTGTATTTATCACTCTTACCATCGCCAACTTTTTTAGAAGGGTCAATAGGCTGTATGGGCATTACGCTCTGGTCTTTCCACGGATAGCACAGCCATCAGCACGTTTCGAAGCTGAAGAAACATGACCGCCTTTTTTCATTTTCATTTCATCCATAGTCATGGATTCACTACGGCTGGTGTCTTTTTCTTGCTTGGTTTTTGCTTTGGCTGCAGCTTTTTTAGCTTCGTACTTATCAAAAGCTTCTTGTAATGGTGCAAATAGCTCTTCATTAGTTACTTTTCCACCTTTTTTGTAACCAGCACTTTGGTATGCTTCACCTTCTCTGGCAGAAGCAGGCACAGTTTCCCGTAAGGCTTTGCCAGCCCTTATTTGGTCACGGGCATCTTTAGCCATCGTTGTCGAAATTTTTGAAAGAAGATCTTTTTCACCCTCAATACCCTCAACCATCATTTTGCGGGATTTGTTGAGTTTTTCAGTTTCTTTATCAGTAGGCTTACGATAATTAGACATCACACAATCCTTCCACGGGTTTTACCCTTAACTGCGCAACCATCGGCACGTTTAGAGGCAGAGGATACTTTGCCACCGCTTGCCATCTTTTTAACTGCACCACCTTTTTTCATGCCTAATTTTAAGTTCTCACGACCCAATTTTGGAGTCATAGCCTCAAACTCAGCAGGACTGTATGTCTTCATGCGTGGCTTCATTAAGCGAGTCAAACCTTTTTTTAACACCCCTTTAACCATGCCTACGCCCGGAATATAGTCTTCAGGGCTGAAATTTATTAAACCTTGATTTTTCTCTAACTTAGCCAAACGATCTTTCTCTTCTTGAGGCATTGCTGGTAGTGCAGATGGTTTTGTCGTAGGTTTAGAAGTAGGTTTAGGAGCAGATACACGATTTACAGTCTTTTTTACTTCTGCAAAGTCTGGTAGTTCGTTTTCTTCACCATAGCCAGATTTTCCCGCTGGCGAATCATCGTTCATTTCAACTGGCGCACGAGCCATTGGTCGATCTGGAGCCGCGCTACGCATACGAGCCAAAATGTATGGGTCAGTACGGTCAGCTCCGCCCAAAAACTTTAATTGCTCAGGAGTAAAGTTTTCATCCGATATACCACCATCTTGAAACTTACGAATTTTCTTTTTCATATCAGTAGGCTCTCCCGCCTGATTTCATCTTAATCATTGTGCCTTTGGTTTTGCCTTTAAACTCAATGCCGCCACCTTTAGCCATGCCGTGCATACGCTTTTCGTGGCCTTTTACAGCTTTAGCAGCTACCTTCTTCATCATTGGCTTGTCTTTAGCCATGTCTGAATGAACCTTACCACCGTGTTTCATTTTGCCCACACCATCAGCAGCAAATGCCGGTACTTTCTTGCCGTCTTTCATGACCATTGGCATACCGCCATCGTTCATCTTAATAGGCTTCTTTGTAGCCATGCCACCTTTTTTATATCCCTTAACATCTTTACGAGCTTGCATTTGTGCTTCGTCATCCATGCTTGTCATTTGATTGGTTCCAAAGACATTTTTACCTATAGAGCGTACTTTATCTCCAATTTTGTCTTCAAATTTACGCATCTTGTAACCAATTGGATTAGTATCTTGAGGGTCTAATCTTAATTCATTCTCATACATTGCAGCTGCCTCTTTGTAAGCTCTTTGAGCCATGGCTTCTTTTTTAGACTGTGCTTTAGCCTCACGTTCTATTTTTTTATTTTCGATTTCTTTTTGTTTTTCTTCTCTAAAACTTAAATTAGAAACTCCGCCTGTTTGGAACTTACGTACCTTTTTCATGTCATTTACCTTTTAATAAGTTGGTCAATTTTGTCTTCAAGTTTGTTAAACCTTGCGTCCATGTGTTCAACAATGCGTTCCACTTCTGCTTTAGTGACGTTATCACGTGCTACCTCCTCACGGGTTTTGTTTAATAAAATATCAATCCGTTTTAGTTCGTTGAACTTCTCATGCATGATGTATCCAATTAAAGCAACAAATATGGTTAACCCACCAGTCCAGAGTTCCAACATATTCATACCATGCGTCCTCTAGTCTTACCTTTAACTGCAATACCGTCAGCACGTTTAGAGGCAGAAGATACCTTACCGCCTTTTTTGTATTCGTAATTAGTATCAGGTTTCATACCTAAACCTTGTTTATACATACGACCATAATTTCTTAACCCCTTTGCAGCTCCACTTTCACTAATATCTGAAAGCTCTGTTTCTCCAATAGGATTAGCTTTTAAAAGATTTTTAAGTTTTGCATCAGAGACTTTTTTTGTACCCCCAGATGTTTCCATTTCTTTGTCGTAAGGTTTCATATCATTTGTCCTTTAGCATTTCCATCTCTTTAGTGCCGCAGCTTTGCGGGTTGGTTTACCTTTTTCATCTTTCATAGGTCCTGGCATCCCAGACATACGGGCGCAGAATGACTTCTTCCTTGCACCGCCTTGGGGTTGAGGAGCTTTGAGGTTTGATCCAGTAGCAGCATTATATTTAGCCCGACCCTTGGCAGTAAGCCCAGCCCCTTTCGAGACTGGTAACTTTTCGCCACGCCCAATAGACAGGGATGGGGTCTTCTTAGCCATAGTAAATCTGCGCTGAGTCCATACCACTCATATACGCATAAATCCCATTAGCTGCTAACACACCCTCGCCAGGAATAATTGGTGAGTTTTGGAACTCGTCCGTTGAATGTGTTTCATAGGTTAGTAACCAACGATTGACTCCACTAACATATAAAGCAGCCGTAGACGTTATTGAACCTGTATTAATATCATTCAACGTAAACGAATTTGCATCTACTCTAGTAATAGAATAATTGCCATCTGTTGCAGATACGCCCGAATTGGAATCAAAGTGAATACCAACCACATCGCCTGTAGCTAAACCATGAGACGTTTTAGATACTGTTACTAAAGTTCCTGTACGTGCATAAGTAACGCTAGACGTTACAGGAGCGACTGTCGTATCAAATAATACTAAAGTTCCACCGCCACCAAAGAAAGAAACAGCCTTGACACGGTTGCGACCAAGAACGAAGAAACCGCTTTCGTTTAAGTGTCCTTGTTTTACATCATATTGCATAGCCATTTTAGTTCTCCACTCCTTCTGTGGGGCTAGTCAACTTTGTAAGCCAAAATTGACATTCTTGCATAGCCCCAGCAATTGCATTTAAATTTGCTTCTGCTTGTCGTCTTTGAGCATCCAAAGATTGCAGGCGCTCGTTAAGGTCTTGCTCAGTCATATTAAGCAGATGTGCTAAACAGTTGAATATAACGAATAGAACCGTTTACAAGAACTCGTATTTGACCCGCTGGTGTAGTTGGTGTTCCGCTTGTTACAGCTAAACCTGCTGCTACGTTTTTGCTTGTCCTACCAATATCAAATAGATTTAAGCAAGGATTGGTTGCAGATGACTCTTCACCAAAACCAATAAACGCTTTTGGCACTGAGGCTCTAGTACCAGAGAATTGAGCAAAATCAAATACAGCACCATAGGCTGCACCAATGTTTGTGCTTGCGCCACAGTCCACAACACCATATACAGCGGCATTTAGCCCTGAAATAGTATTAGTTGGATTTTGCGTTGAAGTTTGTGCATAACAGCCAAGGATTGTTCCACCACCAACACCTGCGGTGCGGGAGTTTGCTGCTCCAACTAAAGCAGCAACTGTGCCTCCCCAAGTTGCAGCGGGGCGTACAGTAAAGTCGGTTAGGTTATAAGAACCCAAAGAAAGATCTGTGGCATTTAAAGTGTCATCAGAATTAAAGCCAGCATTAGACGTAACTGGACCTGAAAATGTGGTTTGACCCATAATATTTCTCCATACAAAGTAAGCTTATTAATCGTGTATGCGTCTGCTGGGGCAGTTTAATAAGCTGGTTTCCCAGTTTCCCCAATCTTACTACTTTTTTATGAATGTGCAACTTTTATTTTGTTGCCATCATGTATAAACCAATATTTGCTCCTGCATAACAAATGTAACAAATAGCCATCGGCACATTACCCTTTAGACCTTGTTCTACAGCTATGTAAGCGTAAATCACACCTGTAACAATAATTAACCACGAACTCATTTAAGATTAAAGCATTTTTCATAGTTAAAGTCTTGATCCCGCAAGACTGGTCTGATGGTAGCTTCTAATGCCCAGTCTAAATATTGGGTAAT